ATGTATAAAGTCGATAAGCCCACCAACAGCCTGCATTCATTGCAAGAAGTGTCATTCAGCAGCCTCGGTTTTACCGAACGCTATCACCTGCAGGAGTGGCTGGCGAAAAATCCGCAGGCGCTAACCCGTGATAATGACGACGAACTGCTGATCATCCAGAAAGAGTTCGCCGGTTTTGACGACACCAAAGAGCGCCTCGATCTGCTGGCGCTGGATAAAAAAGGCAACCTGGTGATCATCGAGAACAAACTCGATGACTCCGGGCGTGATGTGGTGTGGCAGGCGCTGAAATATGCCGGTTACTGCGCCAATCTGCGCAAAGAACAGATCCTCGACATCTTTCAGCTCTATCTCGACAAATACGAGCCGGAAGAGACCCGTCCGGCGGCGGAGGTGCTTGCTGAATTCCTCGAATATGAAACGCTGGATGAAGTTTTAATCAATCAGAGTCGTACACAGCGAATCATCATGGTCGCAGCCAGCTTTCGCAAAGAGGTGACCAACACCGCCCTTTGGCTGATGCAGTTTGGTCTGCGCGTGCAGTGCTTTAAGGTTACACCCTATAAATTCAACGACGATGTATTCGTTGATATCCGCCAGGTGATTCCCACACCGGAAGCTGAATCTTACATGATTGGCATGGCGCAAAAAGAGGCGGAAGAGCAATCCGTCAGCGGCGGGGTAAAACCGGTTCAATTGATGCGTAAAGACTTTTGGACAAAGATGCTGGAGCGTCTCAAAGCCAGCACTTGTACTCTGTATAACAATATCAGCCCGTCCACTGATCATTGGCTTAGTGCAGGTTCTGGCATTAGCGCCGTGTCGTATAACCTGATTTTCAGTAAAAAAGAGATTCGTGTTGAGCTGTGGATTGCCAAAGCCTCCGCAGAGAGTAATACCTTTGCTTTTAACTGGCTGCATGAGCGCAAAGAGACAATAGAAAACGCCTTTGGCCATGCGCTTAAGTGGGAACCTCTGCCAGGTAAAAAATCGTGTCGGATTTCCTGTGCCAGTCCTGCGATTAGCCTTGATGAAGCTAACTGGCCCGAGATGATCGACTGGCTGCTGGTCAACCTGACGGCGTTTGAAAAAGCGCTCGATCCCTTTATCGCCCCACTGAATATGGCGCTCAAAGAGATTTCCAACGCGCCGGATGAGACGGAAGAACCTGAGACAGAGGAAGCCTGATGCTAAGCGAAGACGATTTAGAACAGCAATGCCTGAAATGGTTTGCTGAACAGGGCTGGGAAGTGCTGCACGGGCCAGACATTGCGCCGGATGGCGATAACCCGCTACGTGCTTCATTTCATGATGTGTTTCTGCGCCCGGTGATGCTGGAACAGCTACAAAGCATCAACCCCCATCTTCCTGTTGCCGTGCTGGAAGAGGTGATACTGCGTGTCGCCCATGCGCAAAGCCCGGATCTGGTCATCAGCAACAAAGCATTTCAGCATTTGCTGCTCGATGGCGTGCCGGTTGAGTACAAGCGTGAGAATAAAGTCGTTCATGATAAAGCGCTGCTGATGGATTTTAACCATCCAGCCAGTAACCGCTTTATGGTGGTCAACCAGGTTGCCATTCAGGGGACAAAACAGGTACGGCGCCCGGATGTGATTGGCTATATCAACGGCCTGCCGGTGGCGGTGATTGAGCTGAAAAGCCCGATTGATGCCAATGCTGATATCTGGGCCGCATTTAACCAGTTGCAGACCTATAAAAACGAACTCAGCGATCTGTTTATCTGCAACGAAGCGCTGGTGGTGAGTGATGGGCAAAATGCGCGTATCGGCTCGCTGACCGCTGATGAAGAGCGCTTTCTGCCATGGAAAACCATTTCTAATGAGGACGATAAGCCACAGTTTGACTGGCAGTTAAAAACCGTCGTTCAGGGCTTTTTTAATCGCGAGTTATTGCTCGACTATATTCGCTACTTTGTTCTGTTTGAAAATGATGGCAAACGACTCATCAAGAAAATAGCCGCTTATCATCAGTTCCACGCCGTGCGTGAAGCCGTCGCAGCTACGATTGTGGCGTCTACTGGCAAACATCTGCCGCTGCGCAGTAACATTACCCCCGGTAGCAAAAAAGCGGGGGTGGTGTGGCACACCCAGGGCTCCGGCAAAAGCATCTCCATGTGTTGCTATGCCGGGAAGCTGCTGCAACAGGCGGAGATGAACAACCCGACCATTGTGGTGGTAACCGACCGGAACGACCTCGACGGGCAGCTCTATGCCACTTTTTGTCAGGCGCAGGACTTACTCAAGCAGACGCCATTACAGGCCAATGACCGCGAGGAATTGCGCGAGTTGCTGAATGCCCGCGAATCTGGCGGCATCATTTTTACCACCGTGCAGAAGTTTGCTCCGCGCGACAGTGAGCAGAGCCATCCGGCTCTCAACACACGCAGCAACATCGTGGTCATTTCTGATGAAGCACATCGCAGCCAGTACGGCCTGAGCGCCACGCTGGACCGTGAAACCGGCCTTTATAAATATGGCTACGCAAAACATATGCGCGATGCGCTGCCGAATGCCTCGTTTATGGGGTTTACCGGAACGCCAATTGCCTCGGAAGATAAAGATACCCGTGCCGTATTTGGTGATTATGTCTCTATCTACGACATTCAGGATGCCGTGGATGATGGCGCTACGGTGCCTATCTACTATGAATCACGCCTGGCAAAACTCGACCTGAATCATGAGGAGCTCGAAGCGCTTTCGGAGCAGGTCGATGAGTTGGTAGAGGATGAAGAGACAGGGCAGCAAGAGAAAACGAAAGGCGACTGGAGCCGTCTGGAAAAGTTGGTAGGTTCAGCGCCGCGAATTCAGCAGGTCGCTGCTGACCTGGTTCAACATTTTGAAATGCGCAATGCAGCTATGACCGGCAAAGCGATGATTGTCGCCATGAGTCGCGATATTTGCGTCAAGCTTTATGATGCTATCGTGGCAATCCGCCCGGACTGGCACAGCGAGGATGTTGAAAAGGGCGCGATAAAAGTCATTATGACCGGCTCTGCATCGGATAATAATGTTCTCCAGCCGCATATCTATAACAAACAGACCAAAAAGCGCCTTGAATCTCGCTTTAAAGATTTGAACGATCCGCTAAAGCTGGTGATTGTGCGTGATATGTGGTTGACCGGGTTTGATGCCCCTTGTTGTCACAGCATGTATATCGACAAACCGATGCGTGGACATAATTTAATGCAGGCGATTGCTCGTGTTAACCGCGTATTTAGGGATAAGCCTGGTGGACTGGTGGTGGACTATATCGGCATTGCGAATGAGCTTAAGCAGGCGCTGAAAACTTATACTGATTCAAAAGGCAAAGGCCAGACGACTGTGGATGCCAGAGAAGCGTTTGCGGTATTGCTGGAAAAATTCGATATCATCCATGGCATGTTTTCCCCCTCAGCAGGAAAACCAGGTTTTAAATACGAGGGCTTCTCTCGAGATCCTTTGGCCTTCTTGCGTGACGCTGTGAACTATATTTTGGGACTGGATGAAGGTAAAAAACGCTACCTCGATGTCTCGCTGGCAATGACTAAAGCATGGTCGCTTTGTAATACACTGGATGAAGCGAAACCACTGCAAGAAGAGTTTGCCTTTCTTTCTGCAATCCGAGTGGCGCTTCTGAAACTAAATCCGGCAGCAAAGTTTAGCCAATCGGAGAAAAACTCCCTGTTAAGTAAAATTCTTGATAACGCCGTTGTCGCAACCGGTGTAGAGGATTTGTTTGCCTTGATCGGGTTAGATAAACCTAATATTGGCTTGTTGTCCGATGAGTTTCTGGAAGAGGTGCGGGAAATGCCGCAGCGAAACCTGGCGGTAGAACTTCTGGAAAAACTGCTTAATGACGGAATCCATGCCCGTTCCGGCAATAACGTCGTACAGCAGAAGAAGTATTCCGACCGTCTGAAAGCAGTATTGCTCAAATATAATAACCGCGCGATTGAAACGGCACAGGTGATTGAAGAGCTGATTGCGATGGCAAAGTCATTTCAGGAGGCGATGGCGCGGGATGAGGCGCTGGGGCTCAACCCTGACGAAATTGCGTTTTATGATGCTCTGGCTGAAAACGAAAGTGCTGTACGGGAGCTTGGGGATGATGTCCTTAAGAAACTGGCCGTTGAAGTTACATTGAAATTACGCCAGTCAACAACGGTGGACTGGCAAGTGCGTGAAAGCGTACGAGCCAGACTGCGTATCCTCGTTCGGCAAACGTTGCGTAAGTATAAGTATCCACCAGATAAAACACCTCATGCTGTAGAGTTGATTCTCAAACAAGCTGAGGTCGTCTCTAACAGCTGGACGATTTAGATTTACTTACAAAAGGGGATCCTCGTCCCCTTTTGTATAAGGTGCCTAAAAGGTTCGGATTTAATTAGTTCTCTTCGGACTTCGCGGGACAAATTGAGGGCACAAAAAAGCCCGCAGGGCTTGCGCCGTGCGGGCTCTCAGGACTTCATCGGATGACTCTGGTGATCACCGATGGAGAATTTTGGTGGAGCTGGCGGGAGTTGAACCCGCGTCCGAAATTCCTACATTCTTCTGGACGATTAAGAAAAACAAAGGTTTATCTTCTAAATCAGCTATTTATATGACAATGGTTAACAAGCGTAACCAACGGTTAAAGTGTTCGGTGGACAAAATGTGGATCACATGTCCAAAGCTGACAAGGGATTTTTGGTTACCGCGTCCTCAAGATGTGTGGGCGCAAAGTGAGCGTATATCATTGTCATTTTGATGTCAGAGTGGCCGAGAATGTCTTTCAAAACTAATATATTGCCGCCATTCATCATAAAGTGGCTGGCAAAGGTATGTCGTAGCACATGTGTACACTGACCTTCCGGTAAATCGATTCCGGCTTTTTGTACGACTCGCTCAAAAGTTTTTCTGCATGGAGTAAATAAGCGTCCACGCTTTTTGGGTATTTCATTATAAAGCTTTTCAGAAATGGGTACGGAGCGGACTTTTTTATTTTTCGTATTGCGGTATGTAATTCTATATGGAGTAACCTGAGCGCCTTCGAGATTTTCGGCCTCGCTCCATCGCGCCCCAGTTGCTAAGCATATTTTAGCAACCAATAATACGCTTGAACTATTAGACTCATTGAGATATTCAAGCAATGTCTTGATTTCGGCTGGATATAAAAACGAAACCATTTTTTCATCCACTTTAAAAGTCGGAATGCCAGCCAACGGGTTAGGGTGTTGCCAGTGCCCTAATTTTTTTAGTGTGCCAAATACGGCAGATAAGTTTCGCTGCTCATGGTTGACTGTTTGCGGTTGGATTGGCATACAACGGCCTGTAATATCAGGTATTTCGCCTTTAAGACGCCCCTCGCGATATTCACTAAAATCTGCTGCCGTTATGCTAGAAGCGATGGGATCACCCATCCCCGCACAAATAGCTTTAAGTTTTGACATCATTCGGTTTGAATCAGACAGCGTTCTACCGTAAAGGTCATACCACAAATTAATCAAATCTGATAAGCGTCTATTATCCTGCTTTTCGCCTAGCCACGGCTTATCCTCTAATTCAGCATTAATGAATTTTTCATAGGCCAGTGCTTCACCTTTAGTGACAAATTTCTTTCTTATCCGCTTCCCTTTAACGCCATTAGGGCGCAAGTCGCATAGCCATTCGCCAGAATCAAGCTTTCTAACAGTCATTACTCGGTTACCATATAAATCGCTACAACCTTACCCAGTAAATTCACGTCTGCGACTTCACAGTCTATAGGGTATTTGCCCCAGTCAATTCTGAGCTTGTTACCTGGTAAAAGCGAAACATCCTTAACGCTTTTTGCACCAGAGTATTCAATTAAGAATCGTCCATCCGTGACTTGATAGTCTGCAATATCAACAAAATACTTTGTTTTCACATCTGTAATGATTTGTAGTTCGCCTTTGTAGTCAGGAAGCATGGCCTTATCACAGATGAACGATGCCTGGCGAAGCATATCCCCACCTTCGATTTTATAAGCAGAAACGCGCTTTGTATCACTCGCTACTGGGTCAAATTTGACGCCTTCACCATTAGTCAGCCAGTAAATAGAAGCCCCTGTTTCTAAAGCACAAAGTAAGACTAAATCAGCCGGGAAATTGTCTCTCATTATGCGCGTGCTAAGTGCGCTTGCTGACATGCCCAAGTAATTCGAAAGCTGTAGACGTGATGTGAATCCGTATGCCTCGCAGATGCGCTCTACTGCTTCGCGTGCACCAGTTTTGATGTTGTAGGTTGTCATGTTTGTAGTTCGCAATGGTTGACAAACGACAATATCAGCAATAGTCTTTGCATTGTTTCGTATGTAGACATCTGATTGTGTCGAATGTAGTTAGTTAACAATCGTTGCCACTGGATTACAAAGGTGACAACAAATAGGAGATTTTGCCTTATGCATGTAAGCGCTGCAACAGACAAAGCTAAACGCCCAGTGATGGGTGTAAGCAGTACCAAAGATAACGATGCACGATGGATTCCTCTCAAAACTTTTTGTGAGCGCGTAGGCATTAGCGTTCGCACGGGCCGTTACTGGAACCAAATCGGACGCATAAGGATTCGACCAAAAGTGAAGCCAAAGGATCATGTGTGGGTTGATTGGTACGCATGGCAAGAAGGCAAGTAATTGTCACGTTTGGTTAACATGCATTGAAGGCTAACAGTTAGGAAACAGTGATTCATGTACGATTATAAAGTTTCTGTACGCAACTACTTAGATGCCGCATGTCGTGATTTTGTGCAGGCTCATAACATCACTGCGGTTGCTAAGGCCGTTGGTATGCATCCTGCTACATTGCGCCACAAACTTAACCCGGAACAGCCTCACCAATTATCGCTTTCTGAGCTTATAGCGATCACTGATTACACCGAGGATTCCCGGATTCTTGATGGCCTGCTGCGTCAGATTAATTGTCAGCCATCCGTTCCCATCAATAACGCGACGCCGGGAAACATGCAGCTTTGCGCGCTGACCGCTGCGGCCAGCGTGGGGGCGATAGCCGGTGAGGCTGTATCAACTGAGCACATGAGCGCCGCGCGCCGTAACCACATCCTTGATAAAGCACGCGATGCTATCCGCAGCCTTTCGCTGCTTGCTTACACGGTTGAAAACCGTATCCATTCCGCGCCCGTTCTGGCCGCTGCCGTCGATATCGTGACCGGCAGCGCTACCGGCCTGATGTAAGGGGAACGCTATGCGACCTTTCGTTACTTATCTGACCGAGCAGTCACCCAGCCCGCAGCTGAATGCCTTTAGTCACGGCTGGATTGAGCTGCCGAACGGGCAGCGCTGGAACCCGGCGGCCCGTTACAAATTCACGGGTAAAAGCCTGCGCCGCCCACTGTGGCGACGTTTACTGAATATCAAAGGGGGTAAGCGTGGCTGATAACAAAGAATGGCTTGCCCGTATCCGGAGGCAGATTAACCCCAGCCATTCCGCCGCGGCGGATTTTTGGGATTCCTTACAACCTGAATGGCGCGGTGTGGTTCTCCATGCCGCGGCGATTTCCGGCACCTGCGAATTAAAAGCCACCCTGGCGAAATGCAGCTGGAGTGAGCTGTATGCGCGCGTTGGGGTTCGTGGAATGACGCAGATCCGCACCGGCATACAGCTGGCGCGTAACACCTTTGGCGGCTTTGGCTCACTACGCCGTGATGATTTTTTGCCACGCACCGCTAACCGTCAGGAAAAGCCGTGTGTGCCGGTTAAGAACGGCCCGGAAATGGTTATTGCGCCGCAGATACTCCAGATAATGGAGCAGCGCGCGCAGCTGCATAACAACACAGGAAACTGAGCTATGACGATTATCGCGGTAGAAAAGGAATGTTTGATGCAGGAAATGGCAGCATGGCGCGTGCCGATGAATTATGTGCGCGCCTTCACTGCCAAAAGTACCCAGGAAGGCGGCCTGATTGGTCTTGAACCGTTTTTCTTCAACGACACGGAGCATCTGATCAGCCCTCGTCACTGGCTGGCCATTCAGGCTGCATTCTGGTGTTGCGCTTACCGTGAGGCAGAAGCGCGGGAAGCACAGATTGAGGCGCTTGCTGGCATAAGAGCCATATTCTATACGGCTGGGTCGCTGGGCGTCGGCGAAATATCCGCAATGATCCAGGCGTGGTGGCGTGCGGCTTATCCGGTTCACCTGGTGCCAGCCCCGAACCATTCAGCTGCTGTAACTCTTCCCGTTTTTCATTAATTAACCCGGTAATGCACAGGCCACACATGACGTGGCCGGGCATTCCTTTGCCTTGAGGAAACCCAAATGAAAATGATTCGTCAGGATTTAAACGCCACGACGCCAGCCGCTGACATGATGGCCATGCTGGCTAAAGCTACACAGGAAGGTAAGGCAATGGCCGCCGATCTGTGTTCTACCCGTCTGGATAAACTGGCGACCTATGCCGCCAATGAAGGTTTAAGCGCTGCTGAAATTGTGGAGCTTATCCGCGAAGAAGCTGCCGCAATTACGAGCCAGGGCGGTGCGGCATGGCAGTAAAGACACCGCTTAAATGGGTGGGCAGCAAAGTGCGCCTTATGCCGCAGCTGCGTGACCATTTGCCTGAAGGCAAACGCCTGGTT